GGATCCTCTGCTGCTCTAACTTCCTGAGACACAAAGTCATAAGCACGAAGATTGAGTGCGAGACCGATGATACCAATAGAACTTGTCCAAAGTCCCATGACAGGAACGAAAAGCATAAAGAAGTGCAACCAACGCTTATTGCTGAAAGCAATACCAAAAATCTGAGACCAGAATCGGTTAGCAGTGACCATGGAATAAGTTTCCTCTTCCTGAGTCGTATCAAATGCCTTGAAAGTGTTTGCTTGCTCACCATCTTCATACAAAGTATTCTCTACTGTAACACCATGGATTGCAGAAAGCAATGCACCACCCAGGATACCTGCTACACCCATCATATGAAATGGATTCAGTGTCCAGTTGTGGAAACCTTGCAGGAAGAGGAGGAATCGGAAGATGGCTGCGACCCCGAAGGAGGGGGCAAAGAACCAGCTGCTTTGACCGAGGGGATAGAGAAGGAAAACGCTAACGAAGACAGCAATAGGACCAGAGAAAGCAATAGCATTGTAGGGACGGATACCGACGAGACGGGAGATTTCAAACTGTCGGAGCATGAAACCTATGAGAGCAAAGGCTCCGTGGAGCGCCACAAAATTCCAGAGTCCCCCCAGTTGGAACCACCTGATAATGTCCCCCTGAGACTCAGGACCCCAAAGTAGAAGAAGAGAATGACCCATAGCGTCAGCAGGAGTTGACACTGCCGCTGTAAGAAAATTAGCACCCTCAAGATAACTACTTGCGAGTCCGTGAGTGTACCAGCTTGTAACAAACGTCGTGCCAGTAAGCCAGCCACCAATTGCGAGATAAGCAGTGGGAAAAAGAAGTAATCCAGACCAGCCCACAAAGACAAAGCGGTCGCGTTTAAGCCAGTCATCCAGGACATCGAACCACCCCCTTGTTGGTGCTTGTAGTGTGCTTGATACCATTGTTGTTTACCTTTGAATCGTTTAACCAGAATAGTTGAGGCCAAGTATCCATGATCAACTCACGCTCTTTGTATGATGCGTCTTTGTTTATCATTTTAGTTTAAGAAACTTAACATCTAAGTGAAAAAGAAAGGGACCCGAAGGTCCCTTAGTTGTTTTCTTAATAAACGTCAGTTATTAAGATTCCGAGTATCAACCAATTGCAGGTGCGGTGAGTGCCACAGGAGTGGACTCAGCAGCAGCAAGGTCGAGAGGGAAGTTGTGAGCATTACGCTCGTGCATGACTTCCATACCCAGACCAGCACGGTTAAGGACATCTGCCCAGGTGTTAATCACTTGACCTTGGTTGTCGATGATCGACTGGTTGAAGTTGAAACCATTCAGGTTAAATGCCATAGTGCTAACACCAAGAGCAGTAAACCAGATGCCGACCACTGGCCAAGCAGCAAGGAAGAAGTGAAGAGAGCGAGAATTATTAAAGGAAGCATACTGGAAGATCAGGCGACCAAAGTAACCGTGAGCAGCGACGATGTTATACGTCTCTTCTTCCTGACCAAACTTATAACCATAATTCTGTGACTCGTTTTCAGTAGTCTCACGCACCAGCGAAGAAGTAACCAGACTTCCATGCATAGCAGAGAAAAGAGATCCACCGAATACCCCAGCAACACCGAGCATATGGAAAGGATGCATGAGGATGTTGTGCTCTGCTTGGAAAACAAGCATGTAGTTAAACGTGCCAGAGATGCCGAGAGGCATTGCATCAGAGAAAGAACCTTGTCCGAAAGGATATACAAGGAAGACAGCAGATGCAGCAGCAACAGGAGCGGAGTAGGCAACACAGATCCAGGGGCGCATACCCAGGCGGTAGGACAATTCCCACTCACGACCCATGTATGCATAGATACCGATCAGAAAGTGGAAAACAACGAGTTGGAAAGGACCACCGTTGTAGAGCCATTCGTCAAGCGATGCTGCTTCCCAGATGGGATAGAAGTGCAGACCAATAGCGTTGGAAGAAGGGATAACAGCACCAGAGATGATGTTGTTACCATACATGAGAGACCCAGAAACAGGTTCCCGAATGCCGTCGATGTCCACAGGGGGAGCACCGATAAAGGCGATGATGAAACACGTTGTAGCAGCGAGCAGACAAGGGATCATCAGGACGCCAAACCAACCGACATAAAGACGGTTGTCGGTAGAGGTAACCCAGTTGCAGAATTGCTCCCAGGTGTTAGTAGAACGTTGTCTTGAAAGAGTTGCAGTCATTGAACTTAAACAGATAGTAGGACCATCAGGGAAATGGTGGTGATACTATGCTCCCGCCACCCTCAGGCGGGATATGAGAGACGTGCTTTATACACCCTATAGGTCTCGGTTTGGGGTGTTTACAAGAGATCGGAAAACTTAACGTTTCTTAACCCGTTGACCTATTTATATTAAACCAGATTTGGAATCTCGTCAACCCACAGGTGACGCTTCTGGATCTGGCACAAGCACATGGGAGGGAGCAGGAGCAGTCTTCAGATACTCTTCCCACCCTGCAAGCACATCGCTTTGCATTTCATTCTCCCAGTCAGCACTGACCGCTGCAGTCCCCTCACGAAGAGAGTCCAGGTGCTTCTGGAAGCGTCCTTCCGACACATAATTGTGGCAAAACTCATAGACATCCTTATTTAAGTCTATGCCCTTATGAATGAAGGCATTAAGACAAAACTGCCTTGCCATCATGTTGCCATCGTTGTAACGCCAATCATCAATCATTTTCTTCAACTACCCTCATAGGATGCGTTGTCATTTGCTTGTGTGTTTCATTAAAGAAGACACCAAGTTTAACTAAAAAGTCTGCTTTTTCTTTTGATAAGTTTCGATAATTATTAAGGGCGGTCCATGACCGCCCATTGTCGAAACTACATTCAAGCCGATACTTGGGCATTGTTGAGCTCGTCCAGATACATCAGGACATTCTCAGGATATGAGATCTCATAAGGATCATCTTCACAATCATCGATCTTGCCAGGCTCCTCGAAGATCTTCATGATCACACCGTCTTCAATGACGGCTGCATAACGCCAGGAGCGAAGACCGAAACCAAGATTATTCTTGGTGACCAACATATTCATGAGTCCAGTAAACATCCCGTTACCATCAGGCACAAGGTTTACTTTCTCAATGCCCAACTCCTGCTTCCATGCATTCATTACAAATCCATCATTGACGGAGATGCAATGGACACCATCACACTTGCCCTGACCAATGAATGCATCATAGGATGCTTCAAAGGATGGTAGTTGGAATTGTGTGCATGTAGGTGTGAATGCTCCAGGGAGAGCAAAGATCACATGACGACCCGTCCCAAATAGATCTAGGGAGGATACTGTTTCAAAACGACAGTCTTTATCTTTGCAGTCTTTCTGACGGACAAAGACAAAGTTTACTTCAGGAATTGTATTCATAATTAAGAATGTCTCTGTAATTTATATATCACCAAATGCCAGGGATGATCTGACCTGTGGTAGCGTAGCTACCCATAGCGGCAATGATACCAATCATTGCTGCCCAACCGTTAATACGCTCTGCTCTTTCGTTCATGATAGTTACCAGTGTTTGTGGAGTTTGGGTGCGAGATGTGGACGCCTAAGCGTCTGCAGAAGAGTCAGAGTTTTCAATTCGTCCTTCTGTGGTTGAGTCAGACGACCCCACCTCAATCTCGCTAGTAAATTCTTGATCATAATTATGCTTTTGTTTCAATGTTGGATCTGCAACGCTGCTGACTACAGGTTTAATAGGTTTAATGACAATGAATTTGTCATTCTTAAGGGTGCCAGCAATCTTGACTTCAAGATCGTTACCATTCCAATCTAAATCTTGGAGGGCAACACCAAGTTGCCCCAACCATCCGCCTTCACTTTGAATCACAGATTCTCTTCCTGCTCAGTAAGAATCACACAGTCGCTGGTGGGATATGCAACACAAGTGAGCACCCAATTATCAGCGAGTTGATCATCATCTAGGAACGATTGCTCCTCGTTATCTACTGTACCAGAGAGGAGTTTTCCTGCACAAGCTGAGCAAGCGCCCGCTTTGCACGAAGAAGGGAGATCAACGCCCGCCTCCTCCGCCGCCTCAAGAATGTATTGATCGTCCGCACACTCGATGGTAGTTTCGGTACCGTCAGGAGATTGGAGAGTAACATTGTAAGTTGCCATGACTTAATAGGTTTCGATTACTTTTTCAATAGAGATTGACAACAGCACTAAGAAAGAAACTGCTGTCGTTGTCCAGAGTAATTCGACCATAATCAAATTACTCCGAAGAAGAGTTTACCAGTAGATGCATAGGAAATCAAGGCAGCGATGAAACCCATCATTGCCCAGCGACCATTCATCTTCTCGGCTCGCTCAGCGTGTGATTCGAGACCATACTTAAGACGGTCTTCGTCGGTCATATACATGGCAGGCTCTACTGCCCACATGTTTTGTTGACCACGATCATTAGTAGTGACAGTCATAACTCTTTGTAAAGACTTGTTACAATATATAGCAAATCTTTACAAAAGTCAAGAGCTGAATGTGATGACATCCTGACCCATGCCACCAGGGACATAGGCACCGTCACCATAGATATTCCAATCGACTGGTCCAGCAGCACCATAGTTATCGAATGGACTGTCACCTGGGGTGTCAAGATTGAAGTCTACAAAGGACTCAACCAATTTCTGACTCTTGGCAATCGTTTTGATACCAAGATAGTGACGCCACAACTCACTAAGAGTTGATTCATTTTCTTCATTCTCAAGTGCCCACATGAAAGCTGCTTTAACTGCTCGCTCTGCATCGTGGTATTCGTTGTTGTAAGTCATAATCAGTCTTCAGGGTCATCTTTGACGTAGCAGGGCACCATGTCTGGGTCCAACCACTTAGTATATTCAAAGTCGGTCATCGCAGTATCCATCTGCATTCCATTATCACACAGATACATATCACGATACCGACCAGTGTAAGAGTCTACTTTCTGAATACGGTAGTCAGGTTTGCCATTGATCTCAAGGATTCCCACCTGCACATAGCGGTAAGGGAAACGCTCAAGCAAGACAACTGGTTTTGCCATGGACCTCATGCGGTTGCCCACCAATCCTACCGTATGTCAAGCACCTAGTCAAGCGTGGTCTTGGTTTCTACGCATATCAAGATATTGCAAAATCTCATCTCGCCATTCCATCAACTCATGGAAACATTCTTGCCAGTGGGCATGTTGTCGCAGCTCGTGATCAGGCTTCAGCACACTCTCATAAAAGAGATTAAGTGCGTCACGACGCTTGCCACGTTTAATGTCGTCCATAAGTTACTTCCTATACGAATGAAAACCAGCCAGTAATAATGATCTTATCTGAAGTATTAGAAACTCTTCCACGATGGAAGTGAGTCCAATCAGATGGCCATATTACAGTGTATCCCTTTTGTGCAGGGACATATTTATCCTGATGAAACCATTCAGTGCCACCATCGGGGACATCATTTAAGTAAGTCATGAAGACAAGGTGTCTGTAGACATTACTGGGAAGACAGTTAGACCTCTCAGTATGCCACAGTTTGAAACCACCACCCTTAGGGTACCACTGAATGCTCATCGGCTCCACGATTCTGAAGTCAGATAACTCACAGAAAGGGAAGCGGTCCATGTACTTGTTAAGGACTCCTTGCAACTCTAAGAGATACTTTTCACAATGCATGACTGCTACCTGAAAGGGCACATGCAAATCACGAGAGTCCTTAAACTCTTTGTTTGTCTTAATAACCCCCTCTTCCATCAGTTGCCCATCAATATAAGGTAGGAATTGCTGATGTCTGTAGAAATTAACAATTTCTTCCACTGCCTCATTTGAGATAAAGTCACCCCAAATAAAGTCTGACTCTTTGGTGCAAAACTTTCCTTTGTATGTGGTGATTTCATCCATCATTGTAGTTTGTCAATTCGATACGACATGATCGCTCGGGGGGATTTGGGAGACGCCTCATGGAAGACGCCCTTAGGTATGTATAGTGCATCTCCTGGTCCAATAGTAACAATGTCTGCTAGACATGTCTCACAGGGATTTGTATCAAATCTATAGGAGGTGCGTCCTTTAACTCCGATGATCAGGACATCCTCTTCATCTCTATGCCTGCCGAAAGTATCTGCAGGTGCAAAGTATGAAACATATACATCCATGTTTTGACATTCATGACCAGCAAAGTTTTCAAATTCTTTCCTTGCCATAGAAAAAGACGGAGGAGATGGGCTCCCCCGCCGCCACTTGGACATATATGATGGTGGACCCCCGTCACTTATTACATAACAAGATCCAGTCGGGTCTTGCAAAGTTGAATTCACATACATGAGAATGGCATCCCAAGTCACTTGGGTGTGAATAGGAAACCTATCTCTGTATACAATATACTTTGTGTCATCCATACATCAAATCAGTTGTCATATTATCGATGAGGATTTGGTAATCCTCTTCAACGTCAACGCCCCAAAAATGGACGTGTCTGGGACTCATGTCGCTATAAAAACGACAGAGTTGTGCAAATAGTGCTGGATACTCTGTGTCCAGAGCAACCTCACCATTTACGGCGGACTTCAAGACATCCATGCAAGATGCAAAACGATTCTTAAGAGTCATAAACCCTTCTCCGTGACTTCTGTTGGGGATCCTGCTGTTAACAGGAAGCGAGACAGGTAGGGATCGAACCTACGACCGACTGCTTAGAAGGCAGTTGCTCTATCCGCTGAGCTACTGTCCCAGTTTTAAGAAGTGGACTTCGGAGAATCGTGGTCTGCCTACAAAGGTTTCACCTACCAATCTCATTGAATGATAGATGTTACCCAGGAAGAAGACGGCACAGTTGTATCTGTCCAGGATACAATGGGATTCATCTGCTGCAGTTACCCATGGATCATAATGCTCTCCCTTACCATGATACTTGAATGATCGATAGAAAGAAGTGCCTGGTCCATAGTCGTTATCCTCGTTGAGATAAACAATGCAGTTGATGTTATCTGGGTCCGTGTGGGGAAACCAGTGACCTCTTGGAGAAGAGTTTAACATTGTCATGTTAAACATGCAAGCCCCATCGAAGTGAAAATTTCTGACTCCCAAAAGAGAAGCAACTGTTTTGTGGACATCAAACCAAGCAGGATCATACGCCTCGGTGATCGACTGCCGTCCATCATAGAAGTCCCGTCCATTGCCCCTAGTTGGGTCTTGGGGTTTGTGAGAAACAATAGGACAGTTGTTGAGGTATTCAACAACCCTACTGGGATTCTTGTAAACGTTATCAACATACACAATGGTCTGTCCATCGACGACTTCAACGTCATACGAAGGAGTATACTTCAGGTGTGGGTTGATTCTGAAGTCATCACCAGAGAAGAATTTCATATCACTGCTTTGGTTTTGTCAACATGTCCCTTAATGTTAAACGAAATGATTGTCCGTTTGACATTAGATCGATTGGGTAATGCTTCATGGTGAAGTGAAGAGGGGAAGAATACTATGCTACCTTCCTTTGCAGGTGGCACATAGGACATCATGTTACCATCTAGAAAATCATGAAACGGTGCGTAAAATGTTGTGGGAGTGTGAATATTGGGATCAAAGTCGTAGTAGAGAATACAAGACCATCCATATTGTCCATGATTGTGGACTCGATGCTTCTGCGATTCTACCTGCGTCTCAAACCACATTGCTGAGATCTCCATTTGATGCCTCCTTCCAAGGCATCCACTCTTCCTAAACTTATTTATGGGCACAGCAGCAACTTTGAAGAGTTGATCTGCATAGGGTGGTAACACCCCTGCATAATCATGCTCAAAAAAGTCAGTGTGGACCTCCACTCCCTGCTCCAGATGTGCATCTGTTAATTCAGGAAGTTGAATTTCTTTCTTAACATTCTCCCAGTCATCAATATCGTATGTGCATATTGGGACTCGGAAAGGAAACTCCATCATACTTGCTCTAACTCACGAATACGCTGAGCAATTACCTCAGCCTCTGCATACTGACGTTGCGAAGCTAACTCATGAACAACGTCCACGAGATACTCGATTGACTCAGTAAAGAAATCAGTTTCTTCAAACATGATTGGGACCCCCATCCACTACCAGCAAAGTATATAGCTGGAAGAGGGGTGCCGTCAAGCCTCAAAGTGCTTGATAAACCATTCGGCGTCCACTACGACAAGTGGTTTCTTCCTATTCTTCTTCATGAAAAGGATCGGAGTGTGGTCACCAGCATTGGCACACGCTTGATCATATGCCTCATAGACATTGAGTCTCTCAACATTCTTACACTCAATGCTGAAGGGGAATTTCTTCCTAGCATCTCTTGCCATGATAAGATCTTCCCCACCAGCACCCATTGAGCGAGACTCGATGTCCTCTGGATGGATATCTCTATGCTCGATGAGCATATCCCTAACCCATTGTTGGAATCTACGTCCCTTTCCTTTCGCGCTTTGTGGTTTCATACTGTTTAATCTGCATAACCGTCATCATCACTGTCCAACTGGTAACCCAGGCGAGTCCGTGGCTCATAAGGACCACGGAATGCATCTGGATCCTCCTTTATAGCGTCCTCTAAGGACTGTGCAAGGAGTTTTAGGTTATGTGCAATGAGTTTTACCTTGTCGTAATTCATACTACCCCGCCAATTTGTCTTGAAGTTGCTTCCAATCTGCATTGAATTTATCAAGACCATTGTCAGTTAGCATGTGTCTATACATACCCTCAAAGACGATGGGTGGGATGGTGCAAATGTCTGCACCTACAGCAAATGCTTTACCCACGTCCCTTACATTTCTAATAGACGCTGCGAGAATCTCAGTCTTGACATCGTGTTTCTTATATATGTCTGAGATCTCTCGGATCAGTCCAAGTCCATCGAAAGAGTTATCATCCACTCTTCCAACGAAGGGAGAGACGTATGTTGCTCCTGCTTTGGCAGCAAGGATGGCTTGTGCTGGTGAGAATACTAGGGTGACGTTGGTGGATATACCATCATCCGCCAACTCTTTACATGCCAGTAGTCCCTCATGAGACATTGGCAATTTGATTGTTACGCTAGGGTGCAATTCGATATAATCATCTGCCATGTCAAGCATTTCATCGACGGTATCCCCGACGACTTCTGCACTGACAGATGCTGTCCACCCAAACATTTGACATATCTGGAGGATAACATCTTTTGGATCCTGACCCTGCTTAAGCATAAGGGAAGGATTGGTAGTGACGCCATCAATTAAACCAGAGTTTACTGCATCATGTATCAGATCAATATCTGAACTATCCAGAAACAGTTTCATGACTCCTCTTTGTGAAGGCATAGTTATTTAGATGCCTAAAAAAAAGGGACGCCTATGTCAGCGTCCCCTGTTAAAGATGGGTTCTACGGATAACATATCCTCAAACCATTCTCGCAAGTGTATCCGATAACAAGACCAATACCTGCACCCCCTATAGGTTAGTTGGTAGCAGGCAGGTGGTCTGTTATCTGCATCCATATCATCGTAATGATATGTGTAGTTTTCCATTACTTCACCTTTGCTGGGCAGTGACCTGCAGCACAAAGTTGAGCGGCATGTAGTTTAGAGTCCTTGACTTGCTTTGCCTTGATGACAGAGAGCCAATTTGTTTTAACTACTTTCTTCATTTTGCAACCTCCTTGGTCACCTGATACTTGCTACCACGATAGGTTTCAGTAAAGGTCTTGACTTCGGTTTCCTTCTTAGCGTGAGGATCATATGAGATACCACGATAAGCAGTGTTGTTGCTGTAAAGGTTAAGAAGATTCATCGGTTTACTCCTAAAGAAATGAGATGTTTTAAGATCCCGTTCCTTCAGTCGTGTGCGTCCTACTTATCAAAGCAGTGAGGGTCTGTATGATTCATCCAGTGGATGAGAATATCAGACTTCTCAAAGGGAGTGAAAAGAGTTGTCTCTTCCAATCCTTGCTTTAACCATTCATAGTCTTCACACCTAAGGAAATCCCCAGGTGGGACATGACTAAAAAAGATGAGTGCCAATGATAACATAGGATGAACGCTCCGTTCCGCGACTTACTTGCGTCCTATTCGCTATTCGCAAATAGCGAATGGATGAACGTATGATTATTATACCATACTATTTAGCAAATTTCTTTGTATCTTTTGTAACATTTTTGAGATAGTCTCCTTGAGACATGTGCCGTTTCTTATTTCTCTTCCCACGGATCGGGGAGATTTTGTCCTGTTGCAGCTCCCTCTTCAGCTCCTTCAAAAACTTCAAGTGGGCCTTGATACCATTCAGAGGGGTCGGGATAATTTGTCTTGGGGTCTGAGTCATACGATAGATACAATTCGTCGAGTCCATCTACTTCGGATGGTTTGCTTATAATCTTTGGTCCTGTTTCTCTTTCTTCTGCGTCCCAGTATTCGTGCATCGCTTTTACTTGCTGATCAACTTGGCGCATGGTCCTTTCCATCTTGTAATCGAGCCACCACTTAGCATACCAAGGTATTAAGAAGTGCTCACAGATAAATTTGATGGGCGGCTTTTGTTTTGCTGCCCACCATTCAAACTGTTGAATCTCAGTAGGGACACCTCCCCACCGAGTCTCAAATTCAAAGTGAAAATCCTGCGAATGACTTTGCTTCGACATCCTGTTTAATACCCCCAATGACATAAGATTCAATTTCAGTTTCCTGTGGTGCATTCTGCTGCCCCTTAGAATTCAACCAATGCTCAGTCCAAGGAAGAGGATTGGTTGACATGGGGACATCAAACACAGGTTTGATACCGATCGCTTTCATGCGACGGTTAGCAATATATTCAACGTAATGGGAGAGGAGTCTTTCGTTGAGACCGATCATACTACCTCTAGAGAAGAGATAATTTGCCCAGTCTTTTTCCTCTTGCACAGCAGAGATAAACATCTGCTTGACAGTTTCTTTTTCTTCTTCAGCAATCTCTTGCATTACGGGGTCGTCCCCTTCCGCCCACTTCTTGAGGATCTTTTGAGTAAGGACAAGATGCTGGCTTTCGTCTCGTGCGATGAGAGAGATAATTTTAGCGGATCCTTCCATAAGCTTGAGTTCACCAAACGCAAACGAGCAAGCAAATGAGACATAGAATCGGATACCTTCGAGAATGTTGACATTGGCGACTGCGAGGTAGAGTTTACGTTTTACTTCACGAAGGGCAGCATGTGCTGCAGGGACGCCATCGAGGTTGTGCTGCCACATGTTACCAGCAGCCCACTCATTAGCTTCATGAAGGAAGTCATTGTATGCTTTACATACAGACCTTGCCCTTGCCAATATTTTATCGTCATCTAGCACGGTGTCAAACACTTCGCTAGGATCTGCATACACATTCTTAATGATGTGGGTATAAGATCGGGAGTGGATCTGCTCCATGAATTCCCATACACCCATACACCCTTCCAATTCAGGAAGGGAGCAGTAGGGAGAGAATGCCATACCAGGACCACGACCCTGCACAGAGTCCAGGAGAATTTGATACTTAAGATTAGCAGTGTAGATGTGTTTCTGTTGTGAGTTTAGAGTCTTGTAGTCTGCCCTATCTTTTTGCAGAGAGACTTCCTCAGGTCTCCAGAAGTATCCAAGTTGTGTTTGTGTGAGTTTGTCAAAGTCAGGATACTTATACTCATCATAACGCTGCATCCCGAGGGGTGCTCCAAAAAACATAGGTTGTTTCTTAGTGTCAACCTTCTTCTCGTTAAATACCGTGATCCCCATCCTTGCTCCTTTCTGACTGGTAGGTTCCAAAATTGCTGACATAATATAAAAAACTATTGATTCTAGGTTTGATTCCAAAGGAGTCACAGACTGCAAGGAAGGACTCGAAGTCCTCCTGCAGATCTGGTCCCAATTCTATCTCAACTTTCCTAGACATTACAAGCGTCACATGCTTCTTCTTCTGAGCTTAGGATGTCCTCAATGAGAGCATCCAACGCAACAGCCCTTTTAATGTTGTCCTCAACATCGGGGTCTTTCTTATTATCGTATGTATTCTGATAGTAGGAAGTCTTCCAACCATATTTGTATGTATTGAGGAAGTCAGTTGCGATGATTTGCATCGGGACTTCATTGTTAGGATAATTCTCTGGGTTGTAAGACCAGTTGCCACTGATTGCTTGGTCAAAAAACTTTTGCATCACGGCGACGATCTTAATATAACCCTCATTAGAAGCCATATCCCAGAGAAGGGTATAGTTATTCTTGAGAGTATTAAACTGAGGGACAATCTGTTTGAGCGGTCCCTTCTTTGACTTCTTAATGGACAAGTAATCTCTGGGTGGTTCGATTCCATTGGTTGCATTTGACACAACGGAACTGCTCTCTGAAGGCATCTGTGCGGACAGTGTGCTGTTTCGTAGACCTGACTTTTGAATAGCGAAGCGTAGAGTATCCCAATCATAGTTGTATGTCGGTGCAACTAATTCATCAACATCCTTCTTGTATGTATCGATGGGCAGGATGCCATCGGCATACTTGGTGCGGTGGAATGCCTCACAAGGACCCTTCTCGATAGCAAGGTTGTTAGAAGCAAGCAACAGATAGTATTGGAATGCCTCTGTCAGTCTATGGATCTCACTAAGAGCAGCAGGATCATCATACTTAAATCCAAGTTTGGCTAGGTAATGTGCCAGACCGATGTATCCAATGCCCAAGGAGCGCCTTGCATAGGTGCTACGACGTGCTGCAGCGACGGGGTAGTCCTGATAGTCAATCAACTCATCCAGACCCCTCACAGCGAGGTCACAGAGGTTTTCCAGATCATCCACCCTCTTCAACTTACCGATGTTGATAGCAGACAGAATGCACAGGGCAATCTCACCATCAGCGTCATCGATATGGTTGATGGGATCTGTGGGGAGAGTAATCTCCTGACACAGGTTGGACATGTTTACCTTGTCCTTGAAGGAAGAGTGAGAGTTGCAGTGGTCGATATTCATAAGATAGAGACGACCAGTCTCTGCCCTCTCCTTAAGGATGTCCAGGATCAATTCCTGGGCACCGATTGTCTTACGGGGAATAGATTGGTCTTCCTCGTATTGGGTATAGAGAGTGTCGAAAGCATCAGTGCCAAAAGCATCATATAGACCAGGCACGTCATGAGGACTGAAAAGGGTGACGTTTTCATTCTTGATAAACCGCTCGTAAAACAGTTTACTAATTTGAATTGAGTAGTCAAGCTTACGGACACGATTATCCTCAGTCCCTTTATTATTCTTAAGGACAATAATGTCCTCTATTTCTTGGTGCCAGATGGGGAAGTGGACAGTTGCGCTTCCGCCTCGTATGCCATTTTGAGTGCAGCAGCGGACAGTCGCTTCAAACTTTTTAAGGAAAGGGACAACACCTGTGTGCGCCACTTCTCCACCTCGGATCTTACTGTTGATGCCACGGATTCTGCCTGCGTTGATACCGATTCCCGCCCTTTGTGCAACGTATTGGCCAATTGCCATATCAGAGCTAAAGATAGAATTGAGGGTGTCATCAACATCAACAAGAACACAGCTAGCAAATTGTCGAAGTGGAGTTCGCACTCCTCCCATGATAGGTGTGGGAATGTTGAGGAGGTGCTTGCTGATTGCGTCGTAGTATCGTTTGACATAATCGAGACGGGTCTCCTTAGGATACTGTTGGAATAGAGTGGCAGCAATCATGATATACATTTGCTGTGGAGTCTCATAAAGACGACCACTGCTTCTATCCTGCACGAGGTATTTATCAGTGACCTGACGTAAACCTGCATAAGTGAAGAGATAGTCACGATCATGATCGATGAAAGCATCAATCTGTGTCCATTCTTCTTCAGTATATGCATTAAGGAGTTGTGCGTCATAGACACCCCACTCAACGCATCGAATCAAATGTGTGTAAAGACTAGGAGCATTGTCTGGATGGTCCCCATAGACCTGCTTCCTCAATCCAAACAGAAGCAGACGTGCTGCAACGTATTGATAGTTAGGTGACTCCAGAGTGATCAGATCATTAGCAGATCTGATAAGAATTTCTTGGATGTCTTCTGTCTTAATGCCATCAAAGAATTGGAGATTAGCATTCATCTCCACTTGAGACTCAGATACACCACTCAGCCCACGGCAAGCGTGCTCAACCATAGTATGAATCTTGTCTAGGTCTAGACCCTCAACAAGACCATCTCTCTTGACAACGCTAATCTCACTCATACCTTTTTCCAAAATGTTAGTTTAACTTTTGCTTCCATACCTTGATAGGTATTTTTATTGATCAGGGATCTAACGTCCCTACCTGCCAAGACCATATCATTTAGGTCTTTCTCTTTCACTTCCTTCGGGAAGATGACTACCTTATGTCCTTGCTCGGCGGCTTTAGTAATCTTTGCAACGATCTCTCGGTTTCTCGGTTCATTGTCGAAGACGTATACGAATCGATAATCATAACCGCTGAGGTCAACATCGCTACCACACATAGCAATAGCGTTGGCAAGGAAAGTGGAGTCGAGAGGTCCTTCTGTGACATAAACTTCTTGTGTAGGATCTACTTTGTCCATACCATAGATCTTTGGTTGACTTTTGTCAAATAAGATCGTGACATACCGAAGGTTAGACTTCGGTGCGAGGGACCTCCCTTGGACACCAAACCACTTACCATCAGCATCTATTAGAGGGATGATGATTCGTGGACGGTCATTCTGAAGATTCTCAAAGTAGTTTGGTATCTGACTATTTACCCAACGCTTGAAGCGATCGGTGTAAAAAAGAGAAGCAAACTTATCCTCAGGGATCTGTCTCTTCTCTAGAAATTCTCGGGCAGGGTGTCCACTATTTAGCTCACTGATTGGTGTTAGACCTGATACCTTTTTAGCAAAGTGTGGTCGTGCTTTTATCTCTAGTGGTTTCTCCTTAGGTCTGAGTGGTTTTCGATACCTCTCCAAAAGATATTCTGAGTAGAGATCGGGACTCTGATCCTTCAGAAACTTAGCAACACCCTTAGAGATTCCACAGTTGTGGCACTTGAAGAAGTAGTCACCATCTCTGGGGAAAAAATATCCTCGCGCCTTTGACTTCTGCTTCTGACTATCCCCACAATAAGGGCACCTGAAATTATAGGTGCCCCCTTGGTTCTTGAATCTATCAAGTCGGACGCCTGCCTTCTCGATAAATCTTGCATCGACAAAACTCATACAGGTCGAATGATCTCTACTCCTGGTAGTGTAGCAGACGATCCAGTAGGAGTCAATCGTAATCCCAGATGAGGTAGCATCTGTAATACAAAGATGACTGCACCAGCACTCATGGTGACCATCCAGAGCATCTTTTGATTATCGTCTACCTTCTTCTCTAGAGACTCTAACTTCTCTGTAAAGTTATTAAACATCCTCTCATCATATTTCTGATGGTCAGTGACCATCTTGATGATTGCTTGGTTTGCTTTGTCGCCCTCGTCAAGTCGATTCTCGTGACGCTCTAGGACGATAGCAATCTTATTACTATTCTCGGAGATAGTAGTTACCGCTCGCTCTAGTTTGTCGAGCATCTCCTTTGATAGGTCTTCATAAATATCGAGTTTTGATTCAAGGACCGCAAGTTTCTGCAACCCGAATGCCATGGTTAGTCTGCTCCAAGTGCTTTCTGTCGTTTATCCCAATAAAATTTTATGACTTGGTTAGGATAAAGACGAGTCACTTTGAGTTTCTTGTGGCTCTCGGGGCGATACATTTTCCTCAATTCAATCATAACTTCGGAAGGAGATCTTCCATACAGGACAAACAATTCTTGTCCATCATAACTAACCAGGAAAGGCAGAGCGCCTGCTTCTTTATTGTCATACGACTCACCGATTCCCACGTTAGTAATGACATGACCCTTGGGCTTATACTTCCTCTTCTTGACTTTCTTGCCGAGAAGGGGATCGAAGCCTGCGACTGGACCTGTGGCAGCAGCACTACCGCTGAATCCACCAGTCCCTACGCTCATTGTGGGTGCATCTTCATTCATAACTTGGAAAGGATGTCATAAACTTCCATATCTATATCAACCGTCCTGAGAGTGCCTTGATTCAATTCTGGATACCTATCAAGATATATCAAGAAAGTTTTCAGAAGAGACCAGTATTCCCTCTCAAGCTTATACATGAGCAACGGAATGGTTGCATCACCAAAAACATTAAACAATACAATAATGTGATTGATAATTAGGTTAGTCCTGAGAGTCCCCGACTTTAAGTATCGTTTGAGTAACCTCTTCAAATACTTAAACTTCTTCATGTCCTCCATAAAATCATCTACAGTAACCGACTGAGGGTTACTGTAGTGTTTTATCGCAAAGAGCAAATGATTCTTTTCCGAAAGACTCTCAAATTGCATACATCATGAGTGAGTTGATACTATATGTATCAAGCAAATGTAAGGGACGCTGCGTCAGAGATGACTTCCTCAGCACCTGCAGTAGATGTGAGTTTCACGCGATACTCATAACCGTCAAGGTCTGCCTTAGCAGCGCCAGTGATGGTAAGAGTAGCAGTGGTGAAGTCGGTGTAGACACTACCATCGGTGGATGCACCGATGTTAACCCAGCGGGTAGAGGTAGCAGTCTTACGCTGCCACTGGTAGACCACAGTGCCTGCATCAGCAGAAGCAGTAACACCGAAGGTGCCAGTGAAGGGATCTGCAGCACCAGTCACGTTGACAGGTTGTGCTGCGATGGTGATTGCCGATGCCACGTCTGCTGCGATGGTGTCGTCAGCCTGTGTCTCGGTGCCATCGGGGTTAGCGATGAATGCCAGCATCTCTGCCTTGTGGCGGGTCTTACCAGATGCATCGGTATAGGTGCGGTATGACCACCAACCAGGACCGTTGATGCCACGCTCTTTGTTTTCCGAGAGAGCAGCCTCGGTATCGTCAACGAAAACGATGGTTTCGCCAGCAACAACTGCAGTGCGAAGTGCCTCAATCTTCGTTTTATTTGCGTTTGAGTCAGTTCTCCCGTATAGAGACATTGCTATTTACTCCAAGTTAGTCGGTGTTCCTAATCTTATTTATACAAAGGGGGCATTCAGCCCCCCTATATCATCAACCTTCTTCTCTGGCGATCAATGCCTCTTTGACTTTCTCAAAGAGCTCGTCGTCTGCGGTTGTCTTAGTCAGTTTAACTGCCTTGCCTACAATCAGCAGGCAAAGTTCGATGAGTTTCTCACCGAGTTCTGCATCATCGGGGATCTTAGCAACAGCGGCATCGACCACCTTATATGCAAGGGGAAGAAGAAAAGAGACCATAATCTGAATCCAATTGGGCTCAGCTATTTATGTCAGAGAGAATTGTAATCCTCGGCACTCAGACCAGCCATGTGACGATCGTGGTCTTGAGTTGCTTGGATCATTCTATTTCTGAGACGCTCAGTGATCACCTTCTGTGCTTCGCTGGTGTCGATCTGGGAAGCTTCTTCTTTCTTAAACTTACCAGACACTTCACCTTTCTCATAACCTACGCCGTCGCCGTCGTCATCCCACCAACGCTTAGCTTTCTTTTCCTTTGCTTTCTTCTTGGCAGCTTCCTTGAGACTTTCAAGATCAGAAGCAAACTTAGCTCTAATAGATTCTTTCATAAGATCTTCCTTTTTTGGGTTGATAGTGACTCCTTTCTTTTTGACGGTTTTAAGCGTCGTCTTTTCAGATGGGTGTTGCATCACTTATCCCCCATGATTTCCTTGCGCCAATCATATTTAGACTCTTCGCCCAAACGCTTGGCAACATAACCAGATGCTTTGGCGACGGCACGAGATCCAACGCCAACGACTTTCTTGATTCCTTTCTTAATTTTACTGGCGATACCAGGACCCTTCTTAGAGGAGTCTCCTGATCTCTGAGCAGGAGCAGAGGGTTTCCTAGCAGGGGTGCTACTCGATGTATCGGAGTCGGAATCGGAATCGGAGTCGCTACCACCAGTGCTAGATCCACTGCTGCTTGTGCTGCTTTGTTTTGATTTTTGTGTTGACTTGTAACCATCGCTAGCGGCGCTTGCTGCGTCCTTAGCGAGGTTTTTAGCATGACCTGCTGCCTTGCCTGCCAGTTTAGCACCACCCACGATGCCCTTACGGACGGCACTAGCAGCGGTCTTCAGTGCTGCCTTAAACTTTTCGCGGCGACCACCAGCGGGGGAATCGCTGGAGGAAGACCTCTCGGCTGCTTTCTTCATGGCAGCACCAGTAGCAAGTCTATCCTTGGCTTGGTCACGACGACGTTGGATCTCGCCACGATCCATAACTTCAGTCAGAAGATCCAGTTGATCGATGCACTCAAGTGCCTCGGTCAGCATCTCTTCAGTTTCAATTTCCAACAGTGCTTCGACACAGATGTCATGAAGCTCATCAAATGTGAGGGTATCAAACTCCTCATCCATGATGACGCTCTCAATGAATGCGTCAAACTCTTCTCTATTCAGAGACTTCTTCTCGTTAGGTGTCAGAGCACCACGCTGAGCACCTCTTGCTGCTTGCTTTGCCTTCACCTTAGGGTCATCAGACTTGTGAGCATAACCATGAAGACCAGAGGAGGAAGAAGTGGTCTTACGGAAGTCAGTTCTTTGCTTCCTAGCAAGATCAGATCTCTGCTTAGCAGCTTTGTCATTACCGAAGGTGGGTTTATCTGCAAGTGCAGTTGCTCTATCGGCAGACTTACCGCCACCAGTTGACTTGGCAATCTTATTGCGGATTGCAGTCTCATCATGACCACGCTTTGCCATCGCTGTGGCTTCCTTGACACAGTTGTTGACTTCCTTGCCACCCTTCATTTTGGTGCCACGCTTCACATAACCCTTCCAGCATTTTGTGAAACCATTGTCATCAACTCCATCCATCTTCTCCTCCACCATCATCTGATGAAGATCTTCGATGTCAACTCCAACCACCATGTCTTCACGCTGAAGATTGAGACCAATGTCTTCAGGTGCCTTGGCAGTTTTCTTACCGTCTTTACTAACGATCTGATAACGACCGTCACTCTTACGACCAGTAATCAAATAGGACTCACCACCAGAACGGATAACTCTACCGACATTTCTGTCGTTGCTATGCTGCGACTTTTTCTTCGCAACATGGTCACGCTCTACAGGGAATCCAGCATACCCCTCAACCACTGGCTCATGGTTGTCAAATACTTCGATGACCTTAGCAGCACCTTCTCTCAAATGTGCTGTGGGCAGGTCGCCCTCAAGTCCATGCTCGATAGCATCCAGGATTCTGCTTTGCTCATAGAAGTTGTACTTCATAAGAGAAGCAGCAACTTTAATCTCTAACGTCATCTTTCTTCTGGTTGGAGTTTAACTATTTATTATTTGATAGTTTTTTGATTCTTACGAAACTCAGAAAACTTCTTGGTTGCTTGTCCAGGAGTCATATTCTGGACTGCAATTCTATATTTATCAGTGCCAACTTTCCACTCATTTCCACTGCCATCATCAGCAGAGAAATTAGACTGGTCTCGGTCGAGCTCTGCCCAAGCAGAGACTACACCACCACCCTGAGTAATTTCAGTAACGTGTTGCAACCATGCACGATGCTCGCCCATATACTGATCCTTAAAGATGATGTAGTTGGGTCCACGATGGACAACCTCTCCACGAATACCACTGTCGTCATGCTCTACTATAGCACCAACTTTGAAGATATGATTAAGCATGTAGTGATCACGGAAGGTAGAGAAGTCCAACTTGGGAGCATATTCCCAGACAGATTCGTGGACAGACTCTCCTTTCTTCTTGGACTTTTTATCAGGCTTAGGTGGAGGAGTCATGCCTGTGAGGACATCCTGCATCAATGCCTGACTATGCTTTCTACTTACTCCTTTAGGCATTCCTGCGTGAAAGGATTCGTGATCTCCCCCGCTCGCGTGGGCTCGCATTTTACTGGCACTAAGATTTTCAATAGGATCATCAGAATCGTCAGCACGAGCACCTGCAGACTTAATGTTAATTGACTTGAAGTCATAATGCACACCATTATATTTTTGGGTGAGTTTCTCAAACTCTTTCACACGGTCATCACCCACAACCATAGTCACATGCTGGTGACCCTCGTCATGGAGGTCACGAAGAATGTCAAAGATGTTGCGATGTGCTTCACTGTTTTGAATTGCTTTCTTATGATTGGGGAAGAGTTTCCTCATGTGCCCAACCTTCTGATCAGCGGTCAGCGGATTCTTCTTATGGTCCTGGCTTCTGGAGGGATAGATGCGATAGTTACCGCTGTCACCAGCATGTGCCTTAACAGCATCGAGAAGCTTGCCATGACCAGCGTGAGGAGGATTAAACCTACCAAATGTAATAGCGACATGAGTATCCTCAGGTTGATTGGATTTGCTACCAGCCCTACCCTTAGAAGAGGTGGAAGGTTTCTTAGTAGCAGATTGCGCTGCCTCTCTAATGAATTCGATAAATCTCATTTGCCCCAGTCTTTTGCTACCGTGAAGTTTGCCCTAGAAAACTCAAGTCTATCAACAAGTTTCAGTGCTGCACCATCTTGTATAGCCACAAATCCTTCTGGACTTGTAACCTTGTAACCATTCTCGTCTTCCAAGAATGTGCCAATGCCTTCAATTTTTGACAACTTATTTATGATCTGTATCTTTGCTTGAATCAAATTCATGAATCCGCTAAGTGCAGCATACATTTTAGTCTTATTAGTATTTAGGTATTTAAGTGATTGGTCCTTCTTGTCAGTCCAATCCTTCTGGGACTTGGGAGTCTTCTTCTTCTTGATCTCTTCGTTGTATCGATACATAACAAATTCAGTGAATTCCTTTGCCATGCCAGTGCTGCTGCTAGGAATCTTCCCAGACTTAATGACCTGATTAAAATAGATCTTGAAGATAGCAGGAGTGGACACAGTGCCCTTCTCTGCAGCAATGGTATTGAGAAAGTCCTTACCAGTGGCAAGATTCCTTTCTGCAACTGAAATGGTGTTATTGATCTTGTTTAACTCCGTGCTGGATAGGTTTGCTTTCCCATTCACATTACTAAAGGTTGAAGAGAATACAGCGACCTTCGGGTTACCTTGTAACTTACTGACATCAACCCCAAACCCAGCGGACATTGATTCGATACTGCTTCCAGTGTAATAGGTATGAAACACAATACCCAGGTCAGCATCGGAAACAATCTTCCCCATCTTGGTGTCTGCCTCAACGCAGTATGTGATGGTATTTGGTTTGAATTTGTAGCACCTCTTGCCACCCATAGTAGTTAATGGAGGGGTGCCAGTGAATAGTAGATCCCCCTGTAAGACGCCCTTGATAGGTAGAGTGCTAAGCATCTTCAGGCACAACTTAAGTTTATCCCTGATGGGGTGATCTCCATAAAAGGTATCAATGTCAGCATCGCTATAGCATACCTTAGGATCATTCTTGGCGAAGACAGACTTGGTGCCCACAAAGAATAGATCCAACTCAGGGTCAGTGCCACAGATAATAGCAGGAGCACCGTCCCATTTCGTCGTCACCTTGACGTTGCTACCACCCTTACCAGTGGTCAGCATGTCACGGAGAGACTTCAGAAATCGAATTGCATTCTCAGCACCAGAATATCCATTGTTGATGATGTCATCTTCAAGGTGCTCAAGGTGTGTATTCTTTGCCATTACGGTTGGATTCCTACTCGATCGTTTACTGGTGATGATTTGTAAGACTTTGCTCTCAGTTTGAATCTGTCTGTGCGTCTAAGTTGATTGTATGCCTTATTCTCCATCTTGAATTCTGGCATACCATTTCCACCCAGTTTGAATTTGTAGTAGGTGACCTTATTCATAAGGTAATCTACTACGATCTCCCTGTATTGAAGGATCCCATCGTCGGAAAACTTCTGGATGGCGAGTTGCATAATCAGCGAGACCTGATTGTATTTTGCGTTTCTCTTTCCTGACCCACCCAGGCTAGTATCAGTAAACTGACTCTGCTGGTTGAATTGTGGGTAGTAGGTCGCTGCCATTTGTGTCCACACAGAAGAGTATTGCTCCATGTGTGCCTCTGTCATAGTGGTGGGTGATGGGTCTGCTGGTATCGCTTGAAGTATATTATCAGGAAACCTGCTGGTGAGGTTGGACTGCTGTGCCAGTAGTCGAATTGTCTTATAGGTGGACTCTGCCACACTATCAGTTTTATTGCCCAGTGTCCTCAAAACCTTGGCTTCAATTTTCTTTTCGTATTCCACCATGAAGGGATCCCTCACATTGGCGTCCATAAAGTTAACGAGGTCTTGAGGTTTGATCACGTTGGTTGTATTGGACAGCACCTTAACCGAGAAAGGATACTCTCTATTAGCACCATCTTTCAGCTTGAAGTCAATCAGTGGCTCATTACCTGCCTGGGGAATGAAGACACTAGCATTACCCTTGTTTAGATTAGTGAATCCAAGTTGTTGCAACTGACTCGCACCACGCTCAAGCACACAAATAGGTGCCATCATCTCACTAAAATCTTTCTGAATATCCTTAATCACTGCGTCATAAGCAGAGTCGGTGAGGTTTCTGTATGCAGTTACCAAGTCCGCCCTATCACCAGCAGAATGTGAATCGCAATACTCAACCAACTCAACTAAGAAAGTCTTGACCACCGTTGGCAACTCAACCCTAACTTCGATTGCTGTCTTAAGAGCTTCCAGATATGCAGGATATTGTATCCATCTATCCAATGGAAACCCAGGAAATTTCTGAGGTTTCATCTCGAATGATTGACCACCACTGCGAGTCTGTGGTTTCTTCAATGCTGTGATGCGGACCCAACCCTCATGAGGATCTCCACAAGATGTTTCACACCAAACAACCTCCAGGAATGTCACTGGAATGGGTGCATCTACGGGTTTGATATGGACAACTGAATTTTTAGGAATAGTTTTTATCTTCCGAGATCCTTTATTGTCAGACCACAAAGGAGTGTTGATCTTGACTTCAGTCTCCACACCAGCTCGAAAAACAGAAACGTATCTGTCCCATACTTCTTCTAGTTTTCTTCCTGCCATAAAAAAAGAGGGGTGCTACCCCTCTATTTAGATTAGAGATCACCCTGCTTACGATTCTCTGAGTAATATTCACTGAATTTCTCACCAGGATATCGAGCAGCAAGTTTCAACACGTTGATATAGATGACTTCATCGAGTCGCACACCCAGAGCAATGGCAGCATTCATGGCATACCACATCACATCACCCAACTCTCGGATAAGATGCTCTTCAGTTGCTGCTTCCCAGGGTTTGCCCTGAAACTTCAGCTTCTTAACGATCTCCATAAACTCACCTGCCTCAGCAACCAGACCAGATGCAGCAGTGTCAAGACGCTCAATGTTACATCCTGCCTTCTTCAGGTCACGATAACGTTGAATAAGTGCATCGAAGTCTTTGCTGGGACCGCTGGTGGTCTTATCAACAAATGCCTGATACTTATCGAAGTCGATCTTCAGTGGACCACCTTTGATTTCTTCACCCTCAGACGAAGACTCTGCCCTTTTATCTTTGATCTTCTGCTTGGTGCGATAAGCAGTGTTGAAACGATTGTCATTGTAGACATCATCAGCAGTCTTCGGAGCACTGTCAGCCATTTGCTGGGCAGCAGCTTCCATGTCTTCTTTGGCATCTTGGACACGACTATAACTCTCCTCTGCTGCTTTTTGTGCGTCGTCTCCACCACCGAAATCTTCTTCAGCAGAGAATCCCTTGTTGACATTTTTCATAATTATACTTTCAGTTGAGAGAATTTACTTTTGGTTTCTGTTTTGGAGAATGCAAAGCGGTTGACTTCAGTTTCCTCTTCTTGATTTGCATCAAGGATGTCCATCTGAGCAGCCTGATCACAATCATACAGTCTCATCTTCGCCCTGTCAATCCCAATCACAAATCTCTTGTTGACTGTTGGATCGTTGTAGCGATTCTTGAGTTGCTTAACCATGATCTGATTCATGGACTCTAGGTCTTCAGTTGAAATAAGCGCAAACATAAGGTCAGCAGTTGCAGGAAGACCGAAAGACTCGCTAGTATCAGTAATGTCCACGTCACTGTTGCCGTAACCGCTGCGAGTGGTTTGCGTAGCGGACATGATCGGGACTTTGAATTCCCCTGCAAGACCTCTGAGCTCTTCTGCGATTGCTTTGACATAGGTATAAGAGTTAACGATGTTACCTTTGTAGCGATTAGATGCACAGATGTTTAGATAATCGACAAAGATAATGTCTGGATGGAATCCCTTCTTCAAGGACAACTCATTCAACAAACCTCGGAAGTGACCGACGTGAGCAGATGCAGTTGGATATTCTTTGATGACTAACTGACCTTGAGTCTTCTGAGCAAGTTTCTCCATCTTGCTCGTGTATTTCTGCTTGGTCAATAATGGATCGGATAGGAGTTGGATGTTGATGTCCAGGAGGTTCGCGTCAATACGCTCAGCAATCTTCTCTTCTGCCATCTCAAGAGTGATATACAATACGTTGCGTCCCCCGAGCAAGCAGGAAGAAGCCATGTGACACATAAACAGAGATTTACCGACACCTGTACCAGCAAGAGCGATATTAAGAGTCTTATTAGGTAACCCACCCTTGGTAATCTTGTTGAAGAATTCAAGGTCGAAGGGGATCTTTTCTTCTTTTCGGTGGTAGAAATCATAACGAGCTTCAGCATCATTTAGATAATCGTGACCAACCGAATCATCAAAGCAAACAGCAAGTGCTTCCTGCATGATGGAAGGGATGGCATCCTGGTTGCGAGTAGCGTCCTGACCATCTGCAATCTTAACAGACTCCATGAGTGCAAGGTAGATTGCTCTTTCCTTGCACCACTTCTCAGTCGTATCCAACAACCATTCATCGTTGTATTCAGTTTTATCCAGACCCTGAAGAATTTCCAGGACCTGTTTCACCATTTCCTCACTCAGATCTCTCTTATTCTCAACCTCAAGGGCAATAGCATTGGGCTCAGGGAGAGTGTCATATTCATCGATAAACGATCTCACTTCACGGAAGATCACCTGATGAGAAATCTGGTCAAAGTATTCATCTTTGATGAAAGGAATAACCTTCCTACAGTAAGTATCATCGAAGATGAGTTTGCTTACTACGATTTCTTCTATTCCAGGCATAGGGGTTATTGATAGTGGAGGTAGGTGCCGATAATGTATTTGTCGTTGCTGATGGGTTTAAGACCAGCGTGGGGATACATCCATGTCGGAGGGAAAAGAAGCACGCTGCCGCGCTTCGGTTTCACTCGGTAGTCTAGCATGGGAAACTCAGTTTCACCACCCTCTTCCACATCATTTAAGTAAAAGAATAAGACAAGGAAACGTCTTGAGGAATCGTGATCACCCACATCGATGTGGGTATCAAACCGATCCTCAGTCTCATGAGAATACTTCTTGAGGCGAATCTGCTCCAGAGCATTCTTCGTTGGCCAAAACTGTGTGCAGTTGAGGTCTCTACCATAGAGGTCAGAGACTTGCTGGATGGCAGTGATTAACTGGTTGTGAATGATACCCCAGTTACCATCATGTCCACCTTCAGCAAGTGCTGTCACATTCAGTTGTGTGAATTGAGGACTGGTCTCACGCTCCCACCTTTCATGGTGAGCAGTGGAGTCCTCAAACTGCTTGATGATGTTACGACAAAGGTTGTCATCAAGCGCACCTTCGTAAACTCTAATGTAGTCTTTAAGATTCTCCATAACCAAATTCCTTTTGGGCACATTCATCTAGGGCTTGCATTACTTCAGGGGTGAAGTATTTCTCGGGATCTTTGTAAACAGCAGAAGGATAGACAGAAGACTCACCAACCTTAACACGATTTCCAACCTTCTCGAATACTCCGTATTTCTGACCCAATTCTAGTAGTCCATAATACTTATCCAGTCCACGCTGGTCGTAATAAAGACGGGTCTCAACTTCAGAATTCTCCTTGGTTAGACGTGACTTTGCTGCCTTACACTTAATGACGTTACCGACAACCTCGGTCCCATCCTTCTCCTTCTTCTTACTAAGATAGACGATAGTAGATGCAGCATACTTAAGTCCACTACCACCACCCATCTCCTTCATGGGGACATAGGCACCGATAACATCATATGTATGGTTGGTCACTACCATGGGGATGTTTGCTTTGCCAAGTTTCAACGTGAGCACACGGAATGCACCTTTGGTAACTTGGGATTTAGTCATATCTCTAACTTGTTTATCGTTAGAAACATCTTCCATCTCCTTAGATGTGGACAACATACCCAAGGAATCCAACACAAACATCAGAGGTTTACGATTCTCGTCTTTCTGCTCTAGATATTTATCGGCAATCTTACATGCCTGGTGACGAAACTCTTCGATTGTAGCAACAGGGACGATCACCATCCTCTTGGAATCGATACCACGATTCTCGATCATCTGTCTAGAAATCGCGGACTCAGATTCAAAATAAATGACTCCAGCTTCAGGATCAATGTCGAGGAAATTACGAACGATACTAAGAGCAAAAAAAGTCTTCCCCGTGCTGCTCTCTCCTGCCAAGGCAGTAACCTTATTGGAAGGCAGTCCTCCATAAATGCTACCACTAAGTAGGGCATTAAGTATATAACTACCAGTATCAACGAAAGATTCAATGTCGCCAGCAGCAACCCCGTCACTAGCAAGAGCAGCGTAGTCATTCCCGATCTCTTTAATGATGTCAGTGTAAAAACTTGTCATAAACCTCCTATCTAAACATAAATTCTAGCGTGTTACGTTTCCTGGCAGTCCAACCAATCTGTTTGAGAATGGCACTAAGCGGATCTAGAAACGCTTTTTCAAACTGAGTGTCATAGTCAATGTATTCATCAACTCCAAACTCAGGTGGAAGACCTCTGAAGAATGAGATCACATTCTGGAAGTCTTCATGCTTCCCCGCACGACCTAGTTTATTAGGCGTCTTGAGAAAGATGTATTTAATCTTCTCGCCCTCTTGAATGAGAGGATACTTATTAGCGAGTTTCTTCTTCTTGATCTGATGATTGTAAAGAAGAGCACCCCTAACATGAATGGGACAGTGGTGTCCATAGAGAAGCACAGGGTCATGATACTGACCGATGTTGTTGCAACTACGAGGGAATGAGATCTCATCCAAAGGACGAGTCTTAAAGTCCTTCTCAAACTTAGAAACGAATGACTGTAAATCCTTCTGAGTGCCACTCATAATGATCTTGAGTGCCTCTCGAAGGGCAGTCCTACATGAGGAGGGCGTAGAAGACTTAATTGCTTCGATGCCCATGATCTTAAGTTTGGGCTCATGGTATTGGACACCCTCACTATTCCAAACGTTAAGGATGTAACGTTTCTTCCTTGTCCAGATGCCACGATTAGCGATGTTTTCTCGCTTCATAAACATCTTGTTTTCGTATGCATTCACATACGTTGCTAACTCTTGGTAGGATCGCTCGATGAATGGTTCGATTTGCTTCTGACAAGCAGCATCGAGGAATTTAACAATCCTCTCTGTAGAAACATCTTGTGCATCAAATACAGAGCGGACAAGTAGATCAAGACAGAGATAGATGCTGTCAGTATCACTGGCAATAACATAGTCTTTACCTTTAGTTTTGAGTAGTTTGTTTAAGTATCCGTTGATCTTGTTTTCAATCCAACGAATCGAGACTTGACCCGAGAGAGTAATCGCCTCAGCGTTTGCCAGGTTGTAATACCTGAAGTATTGGTTGCCAATGGCACCATAGGCAGAGTTGAGTTGGATCTTCCTTGCCATCTGGATGTTGTTGAATTTGCTAATGCTCTTTTGAAGTGCCAAGGTCTCTGCAGGTGTCTTGGCATTCTCAAGATCTTGCTTAGCGGCAAGCATTCGTTTCTTGTAAATGGTCCTTTCATCGTAAATCTTTTGCATCATTTCGGGGAGAAACCCTTGGATGTCTTTGCGATACTGAGCACCGTTTGCACAGACTGCGTAATCACTATCTGCTTTGAAGTTTCCACTAAGGATCTTATTAACAGAGACACCCTTGGTATATCTCTCTTCGACCAGAGTCTCTGGAGAGATGTTGTATTGCATGATGAGGTGAGGATACAGTGAGTTGAGGTCAAAAGACACAACCCAATCATATGATCCAGGAATAGGCTCCTTTACATATGCTCCAGCATACTTATCATCCTTCTTGGATGTCTGCTTGGGGGGCACAACAAGATCCCTCTGACTCAAGTAGTTGTAGATGAGAGTGTCCCACATCTTTACCTGCGAAAACACGTCATCAATATTCACCTTGGCATCGTATGCCATAGTGACTGCCAACTCAATGAGTTTCATCTTGTCTTCCAACTGGTCAACCAGATTCACGTCCTGAATGTTGTATTCAACAAACCTTTGCCAGTCAGAAGTATAGAAGTCTTTGAAGTTTTCATACTCCGAGTGGTCCAGTTTTGCATTACCCAACTCAACACTGGAGATGTGATCGAGACTGTATGACTCCTGGGCGCTGTAAGTAAACTTCTTGTAGAGATCTAGGTAGTCCAGGATGGTCACACCTAGAATTTCATACACAAGATTCTTACGACCCTGCACCTCAACCTCTCGATCTCGGACAACATTCCAGGGAGAGAGGGACTTCTTCCACTTCTCACCCAGGACCCTCTCGATGCGCCTGCAAATGTAGGGCATGTCATAGAAGTTGTTATTCCAACCAGTGATGATGTCAGGAGTATTTGTAGCCCACCAAGAGTGGAAGTCTGTGAGCATCTCATGCTCTGTCCAGAAGACACGATACTCAACGTCAGGGGGAGGGGTAAACTCCCTAGTGCCCCAAGTGATAATCTTTTTAGTATTCACATCCTTAATGGTGATGCAAAGCATCTCCTCCTGACATGAGGCAACGTCTGGGAATCCATTCTCACACGCAACCTCAATATCGATCGTGTAGATACGCATGACATTCATGTCGTAATCTACCTCATCAGGATATTTCTGTCCGATATGCTGAAAGACAAAGCGATCGTATCCATGCACCTCCATCCCATTCACGTCAGCATACTGCTGAATGAATTCACGGGCATCTTTAATGCCATCAAACTCTTTCAGGTGAGCATAACGACCGTCGAGAGTCCGATACTTAGATGGTTTTGACTGATTTGCTGGCACAAGAAACAGACAGGGAGACGCCTTCTCCCTATACTGAACGGGCGTCCCATTCTTGTAACCACGCACCAAGGCGTTGTCACCTAGAACATGGACGCTCGTATAGAATTCACTCATTAGGCACTGCTGACTTCTTCAAAGACTCTAACACAGTCAGATACTGTTTGGCAACCGCTGGTGACGGATCCAAAATAGTCATGACATCATCAGTGGACAAGAAGATATCTCTCTGATGGGTGTGCTTTGGATAGGGTTGGACACCACCATCATCATTGATGGTGCAACACTCTTGCAAGCAAAGTGCTGGCTCTTCATCAAGCTCCAAGAGATCAGCCAATAAATAGGTCTGAGGGTGGTGCTTCAGAATAATCAACTTGGGTAGCATCAGTTCTTGCCTCGGATGTAGTTTGATATCTTGCTTGGTTGTAACGCTTGAGCACTTCAAGATGAGGGTCAGCAATACTTACAACTGCATTCAGTGTAATGAAATTAGATCCAACTGTCAGAGGAAAGTATGGAAAGAATCTCATCCTAATATTATTCAATTGTGGGGTTTCTGGTGGTAACTCCTCATCAAGAGACTCTACGAGAAAGTCTTGCTCATCTGTCTCCAGAGTAATTGAGTATGCTTCGACGAATTCATACGCAAGAATGCGAGCATCGTCACCTTCACCAGACCTGACTTCTTTAATGTCAGCGATTACGTCCTCGCCGTTTGCCATTCTTGCGATTTTTACGGTCATAATCTTTTTCCATAAGTTGATCAAAGGTGTACCTTACCATATCCGAGAAGGCACGTCTAGCACTGATGTTTTTTTCATCTGCTAAGACGTGGACATACTGCAGAAGAATGTCCATCTCATGAGGTGGGATATCCAGCGTCAGAGTTTCACTCTTCTCTGTGTATGGTGGGCACAGATTTACATACATGTTCATGTTTATCTCCAAACAAAAAGAGACCCCGCTGGGCGGTGGTCTCTTCAGTTGCATACTATATATCAATCAAAGTTAGAGATAATTCTCTCACACTTCTCAAGATTCTTTTTGCAGAAGCCACGAACGTAACTTTCAACATCAAGATCCATACTATAATGAGCGTGGAGGTGGAGTCCCTGAATTGCAATCAGAAACCCCACAACCAACAGGTTGAATTGAGTAACTGGATGAAGTAATACCTTCAGGTATTTCATCAGAAGCGATACTTAGTGCCGACTTCCACTTTCCAGTCAGTCTTGGCATCAAAACTGAGTGCCTCAAACTTTGCCTTGGCGGAGAGTTTGTCGGTCAGTTTGATACCAGCACCAACTTCAGCAGCAACGAAACCAGTGCTATCAGCACCATCAGGAGTCTTAGCACCACCACCCAATTCAACATAGGGAGCGACTTTACCAAGTTTCCAGTCATAACCAAGACGAGCCTGGTTGACTGCTTCCTTGTAATCTTGATCGGATCCCTTGAATTCAGATTTAGTCATAACATAGGGACCAGCAAGGGCAGGTGCTGCCATGAAAGGAAGGGCAGCAAGAGCGAATGCAATTTTCATGAGAATACTTTGTAAGTTTTACTTGTCTAAAAAGACCTCTACATTTTAGCAGAGGTCCGTGTATTTAGAATTAAGGTTTGGTTAATCCTGATTTCCTGACCCAATATCATAGATCTTTAGTTTCTGGTGGTCAGGAATAATCTTTCGTAATTCTACCACAAGCATTCCATTATTAAAAGTCACTGCTCCAACCTCAACATCATCACTCAAGTTGAATCCTCTGGCGAATGTCCGAGTTGCAACGCCACGATGCATATACTCTTCTTCTCCTTTAGACTTCGCCGCCTTAGACCTGACTAGGAGGACGTTAGATTCCGTAGAGACTTCAACCTCATCCTTCGACCAGCCAGCAAGTGCCATTTCGATCCTCCACTTAACCTCAGATTCTTTCACGAGGTTGTAAGGGGGATATGCTTCGTTAACTGACCCCACCCCATAGGAATGTAGTCTATAGAAAATATCATCTAGTCCGACGCTATATCTTTCTACAGCATCTACCACGGCATTAAGATCTTTTGCCGTGAACTTTCTAAGTCCAGTCATTTGTTATGCTCCTTTATAAGCGAGTTTGATTGTGTGGTCCCCGAAGGCAACCACTCTTATTTATAGTCAACTGTATCAAAAATAAGATGTTGTAAACCGAAAAAAATATTCGGTTATCCATCAACAGTGGCATTTGATAAATAGTCAAGACCCCTCAAAGGAAAGAGATGAAAAAATTTCTACCTTTGATTATGCTTCTGATGGCGGCACCTGCACATGCCGATCTTATTACTAAACACTCAACTAGCGTTCAACTGACTGTTGATTCTGCTGCTTCCCAGGCAACCAGACTTGGATCATCCTATTCTGTGAGTGGTTCTAATGTCTCTGCTACTCTTGGCGGTCTCACTGCTCCTGTTTCGGCAACTGCTGCGGCGACCATGAACTCTGGCACATACTCCCAAACAACTGACGGGAGTGCCTTTTCCTTCAGCGAAACCTTCAACCAAGGAGACGCAATCCCAAGCAACACAACCATTACTAGCGGTGTGGCTCCATCCTTACCCGCGTTTGGAAGTGTCACGACCACTGCTGGTGGCGTGGCTGGTTCTCTCGCTGGTACTATCAATTCTGCTGGGGTTATGTCATTGACTGCTGGTGGTGCTGGCACCTCGGCAACAGGTCAATTCGTGTCTGAGATCACTATTCGATAGTTAATATATAGTCATGACAAGAATATTAGAGGCGGTCGGTCTTGGTTTGATCTTAGGGGCATTACATGGGGCAGCACAGGCTGTCCCCGTGGTCCCCAACTTCACACAGGGATCGATGACGAGCCACACAGAGACAACACAAAAGATAACAGAGACCATCAACTCGATGGACTACAACACTGGATATCAGTATTCAGCATCTGGGAGTGGAATCACCGTCAATGGCACCCTTTCGCCAGGGACAGGTGCAACTAATGTAACTATTGATGGCGTGACATCATCATGGACAGGAATAACAACCAAACCAAACTTCACACAGGCACCAGGAGGAGCAGCGTTTCAATTCACAGAAACGTATCAAGGTCCTGGTTTAAGCAATCAGACAATTATTCAAAGAGTAACGGAAGTTACAAGCGTAACAGACACAACCTCAATCTTTACCCAGTAATAGGGGCAATCTTTCTTGGATTATTCCCGACCCAAAGTTTGGCGGAGACTGTTGGTGGCGTTAGCGCCACTGCTGCCCCTGTTGCTAACAGCTCTGGTAGTGTCACTAACCAAGCAATCCAAGTCTTACAAGGTCCATACATCACCAACACATATGGTGGTGGAATTCAATGTCAAGGACCAACGCTAAACTTCACACCCTATGTCACTGGTAGTGCTTCAGCACAAAGACCATACGAACCATACTATAACGATCCTGTCTATGACATGAGGGATCTAAACGAAGATGGATCTTTAGATAATCCTGGTGGCATTCTATACACTGTGCCTACTAGGACAGGACAGAAAGATAACTATAACATTGGCGTTGGTTTCTCTGCTACATGGTCTCGTCCTCTTGATCAGAAACTGCAAGACCAATGTAAAGAAGCAGCTGCTGCTAACATCGAATTGATGAAGCAAACAACTGCTAATAAGAGATTAGATTTTGAGATTGCCAGACTAAAGAATTGTGGTGAATTGATTAAGGCTGGAATTCAATTCCATCCCAAGTCACCCTATTATTCTGTATGTGCTGATGTCGTGGTAAATAATCCGCCAGGGCACAGTCATCCACACGTCCATTCTATCCCTGCTCCTGTGTCTAGGAATGCTGAGGATCTGGGTCCACCGTTGGGTATCAATCAAGCCCAATAAGATCTTCTTGCTGTTGATACTTCAATGCTTCCATGTCAGAATGACCCCACGGTGGCATATGATCACCTTTGATCTTGGGTTCACTTACAACATTCTCTTTGTAATGATTACTTATCTTTGCCCATTCTGCATCACGCTTCATAAACTCCTGGTATTTCTTCTCCAGGTCTTCATCCATAGTCAATTCATACTCATTACATACCTTACGCTGATCTTCCTCACGCACATAGTCATTGAATACCAATGACATAGCACCGCTACGAATAGAAACAGGATCCATTCCTACACAGAGGAGAAACTTTTCAAAAAGTTTGAAATACTGTTTGGCGTTAAGGTCTGCTGCTGGTGCAGTGATGAGATAATGTTCCTCAGGGATAAAATCATCTGAAGTCCAGGAGGATGATCCATAGGTGGGGGTGAATGTTGCATCAAACTTAAATTGTACTTCTGCTTCGTAGGTCATTTGGGTTTGAGGGTGCGTCTCAATGCCATTATAGCACGGTTTCGGTCTCTTTGCTCGTTTCTACGCTCGGCAGTGGACAGTACAGGAACTGACTTCCCCCTGATCTTAGCAATCTTTTTCATAACTTTTTTAATCGTTGGTTTGATAACCTTTAGTAGGATATCTGCCAGCGGTTTTGCCATAAGTGCTGATGCTGTTGCCACTACAGCAATACTTGAGGTAGTTACAACTGTCCCAGCAGCAGGAAGACCAGAAACAATCTGCTCTGGTAGAGGCACATTCTCTGTAATCTGAATACACTGGTTGCCAACTAACTGATAGTCAGTGACCTTCTTTCTAAACCCCTCAATATATGTGCCGACAGGTTCTTTTGCTGCCTGTGCTGCTGTAGGACAATCCACCTTAGCAGTAGCAGAGGGAGTTTTAGGTATCGGTAGATCAGGAGCAGCGGGAGCTTTAGGTTGCCTTGTATCTACAGCAGGACGCTGAGTAGGTAGCGTCTGATTGGGTTCAAAGTTAGGTGGATTATACGATGGCACCTGACCATCACAGAAGGTCATGTTACCTCTAGGATCTACCTGCTTGAGATCATCAGTCTCTCTCGTCTCCACACACCCAGGAATATCTACAATGGGAGATCCTATTTGTGTGGTGATGGGGACAGGCAACCCAGTAAATCCTGGTGGTATATTTGCTTCAATAATGTTTATTTCTGGAATAGGTCTTCCAGTTATCCTAATGTCATCGATCTCCATCGTCAATAAACAATTCTACAACTCCACTCCAGAGATGGAAAAAGAAAACATATAAAAAGAATTTGCCTTCAGCATCTCTGGACTTTCTTCTTGATGTAGTCATAATTAACAATCATTGAATACTTTACCAACTTGACTTCCAATATCAGATCCAACTCGTTGACCAAGTAGAGTCATCCATCCTGCTGCCAACCATCCTATATAGGGGATTCCCACCACCGCAGGGGCGATGGCACCAGCAGCGATGCTAGTCCCTGCCAGGGCACCTTGAGAGCGAGCTCCAGCGTCCGCCCTTATACACTGTTCGCTTTTCGCAAGGGACTTTCCCTCCGAATCCCCACCCCCCAAGTTTCTAGCACCGTCCATAGTATATTGATCTAGACGATACTCCCTACGTCTTTCTTGAGTGGGTCCAAAGAATCCACGCTTATCCCTATCCAATTCTAAGGATTTCTCAGATTCCAATACAAGAGGATCGTTTGCTTTATACCTAATTTTATATCCATCCCTGGTCGCTTCTACCTCATATGAAGAGTAGTCACCACCAGGGAAATTGATGACAGGAAAATCTGGTCTCCTAGTGACATTCATAAGATGACCTAGCACACCAATATGAGCAACACCGAAGAGTCCAAGTAATGCCAATCCAGCAATCTTTATTGGCGATCTTTTCTTAGTTGGTATTTCTGTTGGTGTTTCAGTCTTCTTAGTAGTCATGGGTTAGAAGGGGAGAGCGGGTCCTGTCGTCTTAGGAAGGGACGCACCACCTTGGGGAATAGCACCACCAGTTACTTCTGGCATCTTAGGCATAGCACCTTGAATCATACCAGGGAGAGCGCCAGCAACTGCCTCAGTCGCTGCTTTAGTTGCTGCTGTCTTTGCCTGCTCGATCAAAGCATCTTTATTAAGAAGCACATATGCACTACCACCAATGAGAGCAGCAGATGTAAGACCAGACAGAAGAGCGATAACGTTAATTACTTTTTGCATGATAGTTAGATAGTAGGCATTACGGGTGGCTCACCGTCCTTCTTAGGTGCAGTGGCAATCTGAATCGGGGCTTGCTCAATACGAATCGTTTGCGCTGGAGCCGTTTGCGCCGCAGCTTGGATGAGTTTCTCAAGATCTGCCTTGGAGACACCGCCAGGAGCACTGCCCTTGAATGTACCATCGCCATTCTTCTTTGCCGTCTGGACGCCAAAGGTAGCGAGCACCCCTGTAAAAACAGACGCGATAAAAGTGGGATCGAGTTTCTGCTCTGGGATGCCAAGTGCGGGCGGCAACTTAATGTAAGCAAGGGTAAGGATGCCACCAGACCAGACGAGGATACCAAGACGCACGAAAGTGCTAAGGATGGCAAGCTGTTCCTCGCTATCCCCAGCAGCTTCCTTGAGCTTAGCAAAAGGTCCTTTCTTCTTTTCGACCTCTTTGACCTCCTCTTTAGGAGTTTCTTTGACTTCTTCCGACATTAGATGAGCTGACGAGGCTCATCTATTTATCTGAAATCAAGCTTCAACTGGCTGTTTCTTTTTGCCAATGTTGTATTTCGATTCCAAAGTCCATTCACCCTTGTCCTTAAAAGAAAGGACTTTGATTTGATTAAGAGGTGCAAGGTCTTCGTCAGCAGCAGGAGTCACCTCTTCAATGAGACCCCAGTCAGACAGGAGACGAGCGATTCTATTCCTGCGTTGAAGGTCATTGTCTGTCAAGTTAGAAGGTTTGCCATCCAAAGCAAACAACTCCTTGAAGTGGACAATGTAATACTTACCCTTCTTGTGAAGAATATGACAAGACTGGTATAGTTTCTTTTCTTTGCGGGACGCCACGCCGATGCGTGTCAGTGTCTCTCTCACTTTCAGGAAGTCATCTGGTTCTTTAAGAATAACTTCAACCATCATGCTAGGAGACCATGTGATCTCTTCACTCATTTCAATCCTCCAGTATCCAACTTGGCTTTGATTACTTTAATTTGCTCCTTAGAGAGAATACGAAGGGCTTCCTTTGCTTTCTCAGTTGAATACCCATAATATTCCTTGACAATATCAAGATCTTTTGGCGTATCCTTTTTACCCCAGGAGGAAAACCGTTTCGATTTTCTAACACTATATAGGTAAAAGTGATATTGCATGTCCTTATCCAGAGGATGCAGTCTATTCATTTCGTTTGAGTGTAGCACTGTATCCATGTGGTATGACATAGCACGATTCACCATGTATGGAGGGTAGTGACGCATATATCCCTCATCATTAGTGTAGTTAACTGTCTTGTTATTGATCGAGTTAACGTAGTCGAATGGATTATATTGCTCAGACAAAGAGGACCTCCAGAGGTGACGTTGTAACGTTGTTGAAGTTTTTGATAAGCAACTCTTGCTGAGTCCTATTCTTAGATCCTCGGTGTTGCATACCATAAGTGAGTTGGAAATTCTCCTGGTGGTAATCCTTAAACCACTCGGAGATCTCATCGTCAATATTATACGTCACCATCCAGTTATGTGGGCAAGCAATACATGCATCTGCAAAATACTTGTGATCAAATCCTTTATGCAACTCAGCGTTGGTGCCATAAAGATAACTCTTGATCTTATAGGGAGGGTCTAGGAAGACAAACACGTTTTCCCCAGGAGGAGTGAGCACCTCAGTGTAGTCCTTACAGGTAATCGTCCAATTCTTAATGACAGCAGACACCTGCTTCAGATTCTGTGCTCCCCTGACAGTGAAGTTTTGGACTGATGCAGTCTTTGAGAAGGCAGAGTTTTCAGTCAGTCCGCTATAACTACACTTATTAAGAATCCAAAAAAGCACAGCTTGACGAAAAGGACTAGCGGTGGATATTTCTTCCTTTGCTCCATCAAAAAGCTCTCTAGACTTAGACTCATCATTTGCAGCATTTTTCTCATCAATCAAAGCTTCAGATAAGTTATACCCCTGATCACGAAGGGTGACCCAAAAATTATAAAGGTAACTGTATTTGTCATTCACCCAAACAGGAGTGTCTGGATATTGCTGACTGAAACGTAAAGCAACAGATCCACCACCTAAAAATGGTTCACGAAACTCTTCAATCTTCGTAGGAAAACTTCCCATGAGTTTTTCTGCTGCTCTAGACTTGCCACCAGGGTAGCGAAGAGGGGTCTTAATGTATCTCATAACACTTTTAGGTTTGCCATAGGATAGTCAAAGGGTCCTGGGTTTACTTTCCCAGTAGGTAGAGCATTAAAACTAATAGTCCACCTGTCATAATCAAAGAAATGGCGATCCGATTCATGCACCAACCAAGATGGAAACAGAATCAACTTACCTGGGTCTGCTGAAATCTTTTCGATAGGACCACCCCTCTCAACGAGGTTGTTAGAAAGGACTTCCATACAGTCCATTGTCCTGGGGTAAATGGGATCGTGAAATACTGTCGCTACTCCTTCAGTAAGATAAAAAACACCAGAAAGGAAAGACATAGGATGACGGTGGCGGGGGTGACCCACGCCAGATTGTCTGGGTGCATGATTTGCCCACATCAAACTAATGGATAGTTTATCACACATCAGACCCATCGTCACCCTATATTCTTCTAGACACTGGTCAAACCAAGTTACGAGGTCCGAATACTGCTCATGCTTATGTAAATCCCCTTTCGTAGTTTCGACACCTTCTGGAAAATTAAACTGTGCTTTGTCCACAGTGTCAGTATATTCAAGGATTTTTTCAAGATCGCCTTCATAGTTAAACTCGGGGACAATTACAGGAAACAGTTGATTGACTTTCATTTTATATCCAGAGTAAGCATTGGCTCATCCCATGCTCCCAGGTTTATCTTACCTGTTGGGAAGAAATTGACAGCAATAGTATATCTATCTTCATTCCTATCGTTAGGGATGGATCCATGGACCAGATAACTGGGAAACAGAAGTAGGGTCCCTGGGGGTGGTGAGTATGTCAGTCTGGTCTCCTCCAAGGGTCCACCATCTAAGTGTAGTTGTGCCCACTCTCTCTGTGCTAGGGGGTCCACAAACATGGTGGGAGCACTCCCTTGGACGTAGTAGATGCCGCTCAGATAGGACATAGGGTGCCTGTGGGGGGTGTGGTGGTGTCCTGTCTTGGCATCGCTCCTATTCGCCCACATAGAGGTCACTGAGAGGCGCTCACAGACCCACCTATTACTGGTGACCAACTCGTTGGCACACTCCTCAAACCATGTCTTGAGAGGTTTCCACTGAGGCCATTGCTCTAGGTGTGGAAAACTTGTGCCAACACCTCCCTCAGTGTTATACGACCTAAATTCAGTGATCTGTACATCATGAAGCGTCCGATTCAGGAGATGCTCACCAGAAGCAAACTCCCAAACTCGGACGGGAAACCACAGTTTTTCAATATAATGATGCTTCATCGATACCAGTATCTCCAATTTTTTCCAACTCACCAACCAGGGAGAAGGTCAGTCTATTTACAGACTCAGCCATCACCCTATATCCAGCACCAACATAGAGTTGACCAAGGAGGACTGTGACTGTGCATACGGACCAGAAGTAATAATACATTCTGGATTTGATTTGATGTTTCTTACTCATTTGAATTCACACCTCATCATAATTTCAGTTAGGAAGGCAACGGTGTTGATCTCTAAGTCAGCAACGAATGCTGCTTTATACTGATACTCACCGATGATAAGCACTGCCTCAGGGATGGAAGCAGGTTTTAGATACTCATACAGTTTATCATACAACTGTCGGAAGACGACCTTATAGTCGTTGTCAAGGTTGGCAACAACCCACTTACGCATCTTAGTAAACTCACGGTCCTTTAGATAAGAGACCAGGGCGTCCATGCTTTGTGAGACCTCTTTACCGAGGATTCCCACATCAATTTGACCAGTAGAAGCATACGCTTGCAACTCATTCAGAGTGCGACGGAAGTCTGGAAAGTATTTACCAATGACTTCAGCGACGACAGATTTGTCATACTCAACACTCTCTCCATCAAGAATGCTACAGACACGGTTGAGAAATTTAGTGGCAAGAAGTTGACGTTGTTTACCTTTGACGGACAGGTCAACCACAGAGCATCGAGACTTCAGAGGGTCGATGATCTTGTTGAGGTAGTTGCAGGTGAAGATGAAGCGACAATTGTTTTGAAACTCTTCGATGACAGCTCGGAGAATGAGTTGGACATCTGGAGTGGTATTGTCTGCCTCATCAATGATGATAACTTTGTGGTTACCACCAACCAGAGATTGAGAAGAAGCAAACGACTTAATCTTGGTGCGGACAGTATCGAGGTGACGACCCTCATCGGATCCATTCACCACGATGTAGTCCAAACCAATCTCTTCACATAATGCTTTGGCAATAGTAGTCTTGCCAATACCAGCAGACCCAGGGAGGAGGAGATTGGGAATCTCACCCTGCTCCACATATCCTTGGAATACTGCTTTAGTCACGTCTGAGAGGATGCAATCATCAACTGTTTTTGGACGAAACTTTTCAACCCAGAGAAACAGTTTTTTAGGCATCAGTCGTTATTAGGTTCGAGGGCAATGAAGTAGTTAAGGGAAGACTCTACCAGGGAGACAAAGTTGATGACTCCACTGTCAGAGATGCAGACATGGTATGACCCATCAAGAATCTTGAGGTTTTCCATCTTCAGACAGTAACAGAAGTTACGCTCATGCAGAGGGACATCATTCCAGTATTCTTTCTCCCACATCACCTTATCGATGGGGACAGCGAAGACGTGACTGCTCTCGGTCTTCTTATCACGGACACAGACACTCACGTTACCTTCGTAAGAGTAAACACAGAAATCAGTGACACTGAAGTTTTGTGCTGCATCACGAAGTTGCTTGAGGTGCTGACCCTTCAACTCAAAGTTGATAACCTTCTCAGGCAGATTGGGGTCATACTGAGAGGGAGGGCGACCACTGATGATCTCAGGATCACTCAGGACATAGGTTGCCTTGCCACGGGTAGTCTGATCAATGATCATGACCTTGTTACTACCAGTGAAGAGAATCTCAGGTTGATCAAACATCATACAGGTCTTAACAAAGAGACCCAGGTCATAGATCGGGAGGTCCTGAGGAAACTCTTCAGCACAAGAAGAAAATGCAAGGATATTCTTGTTGAGAGACATCGTTGCCAGAGTCTTCTGCTCCTTCTCAATGAAGATCGAGCGGTTGATCTCAGAGAAACTCTTGAGCACACTAATCGTCTTTTTGGAAAGTCGGATTGGTTGGGACATAATTACTGATTGTAGGTTTCTCGTTGGGCGTTTTGGTCGTTGAAATACATCAACAGCACTGCATAGTGTAGCACCTTCATGATGTCACGTCTAGCGGTGCCTTTCTTATCGTATCGAGAAGCATACTTAAGGATGTTACTCCTACAGAATGCTTCGCCGTCACCGACTGCAGCGATAAGATCTAGGGTCTGAATACCTTCGTCACCAGAAGAGTAGTGTTGACGATAGGTATTCAGAATGTATTCGCGCAACTCATCAAGAATTGCAGTTTCATTGTACTTATTTGCCATAATGTTAGGAAGCAAGGAGGTTGTCAACATCCGTCATAGAAACTTCACCATCAATCTTATCATACAATTCGGAAAAAGATTGCTTGGTTTCGTCATCGAAACGATTCAGGCAGACACTGATTGCCTTGGCACGGTCACCAAAGATTGCATATGCCTGAATGATGTGGACAAGACGACGGGTTGAAATGATCTCATCAACACCACCCTCATTGAAGGTCTTGCGGATCATATCTGCCCACATAACAAGGTTAGCAATAAACTTGTCATCACAAGCATTGAGACCCTTGCAGTAGTTGTTGAGCATCTTAGTCTCAATAGAGGGGGTGGGATACTCTTGCTCGAAGGTCAGAGGGAAACGCTCAAGGAATGCCTCATTGAGCACGTTGGTGCCAATGAAACGACCATCGTCACTACCCTTACCCTTGGTGTTTGCAGTAGCAACTACAGTAAAACCAGGAGCAGGTTTGACATAGCGTCCGACCTTCTTAAGAAAGACACCCTTACCCTCAAGGACAGACTGCAGACACAGGATTTTGTTAGATGCCAGGTCGATCTCATCTAGAAGAAGCACAGCTCCCCTTTCCAGAGCATCGACGACTGGTCCGTTGTGCCAAACAGTGTTGCCATCAACAAGACGGAAACCACCAATAAGATCATCCTCGTCAGTTTCAATGGTGATATTGACGCGAATCAACTCCCTATTTAGTTGGGCACATGCTTGCTCAACACCAAAGGTCTTACCGTTACCAGACAGACCAGTGATGAAGATAGGGTAGTAGATTTTGCTACCGATGATCTTCTTCAGGTCACGGAAATTCCCGAACGGGACGAAATTGCTATCTTTGGATGGAATCAAGTTGGTATATTCCCGATCGGTAACGTTAGCAGGTGCAGCAGAAGGTGCTTTGAAGGACTGCTCAAGGGACTCTTGGACAGTCAGACACCACTTACCACGACCAGACTTGAAGGAGTCTAGACGCTTGCTGATGGTGGGGTAGGAAACATCGAAGTGATCTGCAGCACGAAGGAGGTGGGCAGTCTTCACATCTTCACCGAAGTTGCGAGTCAGAAAATCAACAACTTCATTGGTGGTCAGGTCGGACTTGGCAGGCATTGGTGTGTCTCTCGATTACCTTGTAATCATACAAGAATATCGACGAGAAGGGGAGAGGCAGTGGACACTACCCAATCTGGTCGGCGCTCTGGTCGCCTGAGATAATTGTCATAAACCCAAGGTTTGCTGGCAACGTAACGCTGATATGCCGTGATAGTGTCAATAAACTTATCTTCTTTCAATTCTTCAGGCATTGCCCTAGCAAATGGGGTGTGATCCTCTGGACATCCGTTAGGTGCAATGATTGATGCCACGCGAATAGAGTCCTCACAGGCATGTTTCTTACCATATCTGTATGTATATTCTTCACACAAACCAATCCCATGTTGGAGCAACCAGTGAACATTATGGCGTGACTCTGCTACCCATTTGGTGCATGGATGATTCCTGAATGCACCCTTCTCTGTTGCGTATGGAGTGCCGTCTGCCTTGTAAACATTGCCTATGTTGTGATACCACTTGGAGTAGACGATGCTTAGCATCTGACAGCACTCCAGTGGCATCTTAACTATATGCTTGTCTGGCAGCATGGTCGCTGCCAGGTAGGCGTCGTCGTCAACAGCGAAGATATTCATGCGATATGGGAGATAAAGGAGGAGAGAATTTTCTTGTTGGTTGCCTTGCCCTTCAGGGACTTCTTAAAGGCAGCACGAATCTGTGCTTTGGTAGCATCTTCTGTCACCTCAAACTCTGTGTCAGCACTCAGACTATCAGATTGAATCAGATAAAAACTGGTATAACCCATTGCCTTAACATTAAGTGACTTAGTTTTACGAAACTCCGTGATCAGACGATCCGTAGATTGGCGATAACCATCGCCAAGACGATAACGGATGGTATTCATAGCGTCACGATTAGAAGCAATACGAATGCCAATGATATTTACACTGGGCATAGCATGGTCAAGATACTCAAGAAGTTTAGGAGTCAAATCGTATGCAGTATTGGCTACAGGAGTGCCAACGTATCCAATAGATTTATCACGGATCGTGGCACCATGGGCACAAGCAGTGCGATACAGATTGGGATCCATAACACCATCCTTAGAATACTTAGAGCGACGCAGGGCACCGATACCAGCAGACTCACCATCAGTCAGGATAACAGAGTGGACCTTCTGCAGACCATACTTTTCCTGAAACTCAGGGATGATAGTGCGAAGACAAATCAAACCTTCATTCAGAGGAGTGCCACCCAGGGAGAAGTCAGGGGGGATAGGTGGGACATAGTGATAGTAACGATTATCCAGGCGGGAGTAGTGATAAGCAATCCTGAAAAGACGCAGGCACTGATACTCAAACATGGACTTGTTGCAGTCACTGCTGAGGAATTCTGCCAGTTTGAAGTTTTCAGGGATGCTGAATTGATTGGGTCCTGGGTTGGCATGATGAGGGTGCTCGGAAGTATCTTGATTCTTATCCCAGAAGAAGTTACCAAAGGCATAAACACTGAAGGGAATACCAACTTTCTTACAGAAGAAGCACAGGGTCAACAGTTGCTTGACAGTATCATGAATAACATTACTCATAGATCCAGACCAGTCAAGTAGGAAGATCAGACCGTGATTCTTACCATCGGGGGTAATGGTAATGCGACGGAAGATGTCATCACTAAACTTGTAGTTGTGTAGTTTCTGGGTATCGAGCACACCAGTCTTGGAAGTTGATGCACGAGCATATGCAGCAGCAGACTTCTTACACTCAAACTCCTTGACAAGATAGTTTACTTCTTGCTGGCAAGACTTCTTGAATTGGCGATATGTGGAATCACACTCATCAAAAGAGATACCGACGTAAACTTCATGCCCAGGATCAGTATATTGGGGCAGACTCCAGAAAGTATCAGCAGTTTCCCAGACCTGACGCCAGGGCACGATCACACTATTGGTATTGATCTTAGGAATATCGTAGTAGGAGGGGGAATTCCAACCGTTTTGATCCTGATTGTGCTTCAGAGACTCCTCAAAACTCTTATCGGTGTGACCTTCTTCAATCTCATCGTGACCACCTAGGTTATCTTCTTTAATGGGACCGCTGGTTGCACCACCAGGGGTGGATTGTTGACGATCTTCCTGGGTCTCAGTTGCCTCTTCAGACCACTCAGACTGAGGAGACTCGG